TATCCAGTCAAAGCCTGTTGCTGACGGAAGGTATTGTCAAACTGACCCTGGATGCGATTGTTTCGCTGATTCTGAGCAGCACCGGCAGCTTGATAGCCTGAGTTTAATGCATTCAAGTCCATTGCTTGACGGTTATTGCCCATTCCCTGAGCACCGAAAGCAATGTCTGCGTATTGTCCTAGATTCTGTCTCTGGTTGGCAGCGTTTCCAAACATGAAGTCAGTTGACGCTTTTGCTCGCTGTCCTTCAACATCTGCAATGACGTTACCAACATTGTTCAGCGCTTGAGAACTGCCGTAAACACCACGAGAAGCTGCTTGTTTATTAGCTTCTCCGGCTGCTTGATTTCTGGCCTGGTCATAGTAAGCATTGAACTGTGGAGTCAAGTCCTGATTGGCTTTATTGAAGTTACCCTGAACTTGATTCCAGAATTGTTCACCTTGACCAGGACCCTGGAAAGCACCTTTAGTCCAAAGATTCTGATTCTGGTTCCAATACTGTTCCTGAACGCCAGGGTTCGTCTGGTCCATCCCGTAAGGAGCGGTAGTAGGAGTGTAACCGTTTTTACCGGGTAGAGCAGCCGGAGGAGCTTGGTTTCCCTGTAGTTGCTGAGGAGTCGTAGGAGCAGGTTGCTGGGGAGCCTTAGCCTTTTGCGCCATTGTGTTGGCAAAGTTGCTAGCTCCTTTATACATCATATCCGCATACTTGTTCCAAGCCTGAGGCTGTGGAGCATTTGGTAGCGGATTAGATGACTGCGTAGGAGTTAGGTTGGTTCCTCTGTAATCGTAGGGCATATTTATTACCCTCCGTTATATTGTTTAACAGGTTGCTGTTGTGGCCACTGAGACATTGGAGTCCTGCCATCTGGGCCAACCGGTTGCATACCCATTCGAGACGGAGCTGTCTTGGGCGGATGAGCCTGCTGATACATCCGGTCTTGGGCATCCTGAGAAAATGGATTCTTAACCATTGATTGGATATCGAATTGAGCCTGAGGCCCATAGGCTTGAGCCATTAGGTTATTCATTGGCTCAAATGCATGAGACATTTGTCCCATTGTATTCATCCGAGCCTGCATCAGCTCAGGACGATACTGATACATTTCTTGTTGAGCTTTACGCAAAGCCTTTTGATGTGCTTCTTCTTCTGGATTTCCGAAGATTCCACCGAGAAGACCGCCGACTACGGGTAACTCATTCCAGAACGCCATTTTGTTCCTTTAGATTGATAGAGTATCAAACTCTTCCTGAACGCGAACTAGTGATAGATTAGCACTGTCGCTAAAAGTAAATCTCCACTGCCTTCTGTTGTACACACCAAGAGAGCGGAATTCTTTGACGATTGTATTATCTCCTGTGGAACCAAAGTCCATATAAAGAGGTCCGTTCCATTGTCCAGTGTCATCCCTGTATTCTAATCTTCCAAGAGATGCGGTTGATGTTGAACCTCTTCGTCCGGAAATCTTTACACCTTTGCAGAATTTCCTATTATCAGAACCTCTATCTTGGAATCCAGTCGCTACCTGTGCAACGATTTTCTCCCCCAAATCGTCTGGAGTGTTCTGGTCCAAGAAGCCAATCTTGCCGTCATAAGTGCCAACGACATTAACTCCCCCATCACGCCTTAGGTGATGAGAGAGAATGTTTAACTTAGTGAAGTTGGCAGCTGCGGAATCGTATGAGTTCCAGATTGCCCAACCAGCGTCAACTTGGTATACATAAGAAACCTGGTCCTGAATGAATGACCAGACAAAGCACTCTTTGTTACCCAGAATCATTCTGAAGCCGAAACAGTCAGAAGGATTCGTTAACGCTTCGAGTTGGTTCTTGATAGGCTTATCTATATTCTGGAAGGACCTTCCATCAGAATACACTATGCGTCGGTACTGGTCAAGCCAAAAGAATTCCTGATCTTTTTTGATGATAGAGTATGGAGCACAGGTGCCGATTTCTCTAGTAGCAGCTGGAGCGAAAATTAAATTAGTATCAGGAACGAAGATTTGTAGGTTATCAGTACCCCAAACGAAAATTTCGTTTGTATTGTCTGCCATTGCTAGGATATTATCGGCTCTAGCTTCCGCAGTAAAGAATCCACCATGGTCCGGATTGCCATCCACAGTCCAGTCTTCCATTTCTGATGTATCAGTTGTTCCTTGAAACACTCCAGAGAATCTGATTTTAGTTTTGTCTATAGTTGCATCGTTAGCCAACAATCGAGACGAGTTAGCAGTAACGTGAGTTGCAAACGGCGGGTCACCGAGTAACCGACTAGACTCCAAAGTCGAAAGTTTTACCTTTTGGATGTTTAGTCCACCAGCAATAATTAGGTAAACTTCAGTCTCAGTAAATACTGGTCGACCATTTCCAATCAGAGTTTCATCTGGCAAATGGTCTACTAGAGTAGCGCTACCATTAGCAATCTTATAGATATGACGAGAGTTAACAGCATTATTTACAGCGAATAGTTGACCGTCATTGGTCGCATATAATCCAGCGATTCCAGTGGAGTCTACGACTCCAGAGGGAGCAACGGAATAAGCCTTGATTCCTGGGCGCTTAGATACGACTCCATTTGTGTCAACAATAACGTTGAGAGCATATGGAGAGGCTCCTCCAAGTTCTTCTGATGAAGAGTCTTGGTTAGGAGTGAAATCAATTTCAGCGAATTGAGAAGGCATACTTAATCTTCATCGCACAAATTCTGATTTGGCAGAGACTAAGATAACTTAGTTATCTTAGTCTTCCACTGGAACTGGCACGAATGCCAGTGGCTTTCCTGAACCAAAATGCATCATCTTCATGAACACAACAACTCGCTCTTGGTCATTTGGTTGCAGAGTCAAGTCAGAGCCTGAGGTGGCGGCTTGCGGACCATAGGTCTGCGGAGTCTCACCGTAGTCAATGACAATATCTCTTTGAGCACCAGAGTTGTTAAATAGAACCAGATTACATTCTGCTCCACTTACCATGACGTCAATTGGTGCCTGAATAGTAGCGTTTCCCGCTGCAGTATAATTGATGAAAATATTCTGGTAGGATGAGAATGCCAAAATCTTGGACGTCCCGGTTGCGGCAAGAGTGATTTCTAGGGTCCTACCTAAGCGAGAGCCAAGATATACTCGATAAGAATCCTCTGCATTGTGAGAGACCAAATAAATAGCATCAGCGCTAGTTGCTGCGGATGGAATCGAGAATCCAACAAACTGATTGCTGTCTTCAAAGAAATCCGACCCGCTGACAATGGAGGACAAATCAAACACTGTTCCACTGGAACCACCATCAATAAATATGTTATTGGTAAATCTGCCAATGAATTTGCCAGCTGTAGCATTGGATTGTGAAACGCATATTGTGTAACCGCCAGAGGTTACGGCGCTAGCGTCGAAGGTATTGGAATCAGCTACAAAATTGGGACCTTTTAGCAGTGTGCCAGTATAAGACGCTGGCATCACAAATCTATTATCTTTTAGTTTAACAATAGTAGTATTGTCTGCTGAAGAATTGTTGAAAATACCCTGAGTAACAGATACTCCCAAAGTAATTACTGATTGTCTGATAATAATGTTTCTGGTGGAACTAGAAGATGTTGTTTGAATACCAACACCTGTATATGTAGAGAAGTTTAGGTCACAATTCTCAATCATTAAGTTGGGACAAGATGCAATTGTTAGGAATTCATTTCCATTTGCGCCTGTTCCTTGAATACCTAAATTTATAATCTTCTTCCAACTGCCAGCAGTGGAGTCAGTAAATGAAATAGCATCTGCAGAAGTGGTAGCGGTTTTCAGAACAGAAGACTGAGGACCAGCGCCCATTAAAGTAATGTTAGCTGCTGAAATACTAAAACTAGTAAACTTGTAGAAAGAAGTAGAGGCTGGAAAGAATACGATTCCTCCTCCAGCTGCCGCAGCCGCGGTAATCGCTAGCCCAATTGCAGTAGTATCATCAGTGACTCCGTCACCAGCGGCGCCATAAGCTGGGTCTTTGACGTTGAAAAACAATCCAGCTAAAGCTGAGAATGCAGAGCTAAGATTAGTCGCAACTCCATTAACAGCAACTTTCCAATCAATACCAACGGAACCCGCAGAATTGTTCCATTTGTCCAAGATTGCGGCTAGTGTGATTGGCTGACTAACAGCAGTTGGTGAGCCGGTGTAACCGGTACCAGTAAAGGAATCTGAGATTACTTCGGTAGTTGTTGCGGTATTTCCAACGGTGACTGTTCGAAGGGTAGAGCCACCTGACGTTTTAAGAGTAATGTCCACATACGCATTGACATATACTTCGGCCGCGCCGTTTGCGTCGAGTGTGATGATATTTGTTCCTGGTTGGGCAGTGGCCTCGAAGTCGGAATACATGACTGAAGCGGCGCTTGATGCCGTTCCTCTGAGAACAAAGGTAGCTGACCCGTTTTCTGCACCCTTAACTCCTGCTGCTAAGAATTCGACAAGTTTCATTAATAGTTACTCCAAGGAGTAGAATGCGTAAAGATAACGTCTGGGGGCTCATTACTAGTCTCGTACCCCTTGAGAGCTGCCAGCTGAGCGTCTCGGTCTTCTCTGCAAATTGCACGTTCTTCTAATGGCAATTTGGAATCAGACATAAACTCATAGGCCAAAGCATTGACAATCCATGTGTCCCAGTGACGCTGTAAATCAACATTGTTTGTTCCGGTTGAGTTGCTGCCTGGCAAACGATGAATCTGGAAACGAATTTTACTTGCCTGAGCTGGCACTGGCCAAAGGTAGATGGTTAGGTCTGGGCCGTTCCGATGCACATAATACAGCGTTGGAGTCGATTCGGCTGCCTTAGAAGACAGCGAATTCCAACGATGCCGAGACATTGGTTTAACTGGAGTTTCGCCAGTGGTTTCAATCTCTTCCGGGTCGTTGACTAACGGTATATGACTACCAGAGTCTACGATGTTAAGAATATTATCGTCTGGGTCAAGGTCGTAATTAGGTTGTCCAGCAACCAAGTCGAGAACAAAAAAGTCAACAAAATGGTCAATAAAGCCGAGAACAGCAAGACCATTAACCAAACGATTAAGCGTCTGACGTCCATGCTCAGCCTTTGCATTCCATTGAACATCACCACCAATTGCAAATTCTAAAGGTACCAAGCCCGCACGTTTATAGGCTTGAAGAATCAACTCATCAATCGTGTTGTACGTTGACGCTGTTGCAGATACTGTCAAGATTTGACTCCAATGTTCTGTCTTGTTCTTCCTTTGAAGGAAGTTTCCATCCTAGTTTTTTATGTATGTCAACAGCAGATTCACGCGTCGTCGTCTGTGTACCGGAGGATATCGGCTGCTGTCGTTCTCTGAATAGTCGGTAACGACCTACGGTCTTGGTTTCCATGGTCTGCTGGATGGTCTTGTTTGAGGACTTGCGCAGCATGTTCAGCGTTGAGACGAGAGAGAGTGACTTCGTCACGGCCTTTAGCACAATCTTTACGACAGGCAAGAAATCCACCTTCCTTACGAACTAAAGCACTACGATAGAATACAGCTCCGCAGTAATCACACATTGCTTGAAAGTCTCCTCTAGGATAGTTCCTAGGGAGTCGTCTTGGCATTGTTAGTCCCATGGTGTCTCCAAAGTCATCCAGCGGCCCCGTCGTGTGAGCCGCTGGGATTGTTATATCAATTACGCGGCTTTAGCGCCAAGACGGAGTGCAAGCACTTCGTTCTTAGCGTCGACCAGCTGAACAGCATTGTTCAGAGCCTGAAGCGAATTGATTAGGTCACGAGTCTTCTGACCGTCTTCGGCGATAGTACGCTGAGTTTCGCAGCAGCATTCAGCAATCTTTGCTTGAAGTGCAGCAGCATTCATCGCAGCAGCAAGAGCGCCAGCGGCTCCAGTTTTCTCTACGGCCAAATTGATGGCAGCAGCTGTTTTCTCAGTCGCAAGTTCAGAGCTACGACCATTTCGTTCCACATCGGTGGAAAGAGAAGCAATAGCATCCTTTACGTTACCATTGGTGCGGGAGAATTCTGCAGCTAGATAACGGTCCTGGTCGGCGCGGTCTTTGGCAGCCAAAGAAAACTCATCCACAAACTGTCGATTACATGTATCAGTCATTTTATTTACTCTTTCTGGAGCAGGGAAATCCTGTTCCGGTAGGAGCGTATCAGGACTGTGTGTTTTTTCTGAAACGGTATCCAGGATATTGTCAACTGAATTTGTGGATGAAATTTGTTCAGTGACAGGGTCGTTCAATAGGCCTTTTTTAGCTCTAGCCTGCAGTCTGGTTAATTCTGACATGAATGCCTTAAACTAAAAAACCGGCCGACGTAAGGAGCAACGCCAGCCGGTTAAGAAGTTGCCGTTTCCGGCTATGTTGGTTAGTATTAGGTCGTTGCAGCAGCTGGGGACAACACACCAGAGCCAGCATTCTCGTCAGTTGCGAAGTTCTGAAAGCACTTTGTCACTGGGTTAGTAGTGCCAGCGAATGACACCGCCTTAAGTGCGTTAGCGACTGTACCGCCAGCATCCACGCCTCCGAAGTAGTTGTCATAAATCATGCCAGTACAAGCAACGTCAGAGATACGGATACCAACGCCATCTTCAACAAGATTGAACATGATATTTCCATAAATATCCAGATTAGTTGCAGCAGAAGTTACAGCAATAACTCCACCAGTTGCTGAAGACAGCGTTGTGCGCATATAGTTATTGGCAATCGTTACGCCTTCAACAGCGGTACCGCTCACTAGAACAACGTTGGTGTTGACAGCAGTGCTAAGTGACTTAAACTTATTGCCGACAATCTGCATGTTGTCAGCGCCGGTACCCACGGTAAGGAACACATCACAATCATGTGTGGTGTCTGAACCTAGATTGACGAAGTTATGGTCAAAGGAACCGCCGGCACCAGTCCAAACAATTGGCGTATCCATTGAATCTGCGCCGGTACACTCAATCCTCAGACCTGACATTCGAACGTCATTGACGCTAACAGTCCAAACAGCAGTGTTAGTCGTGCCGTTGAAAGTAAACGTGGGCATTAGGCTAGAACCAAACGTTGCGACCCCAACAATCTGCGTTCCAGCAACTAGGTTAGCCAGGCCGGTGGTAGTCGTAACACTTTCGGTGTGACCAGGAAGGACTACAACGTAATCACCCTTGCCGGAGCGACAACGAGCCAATCCAGCCGCAAGCGTACTAACCAGCAAACCGCTAGAACTATATGCATCGGTTACTGCAGACTGTGGGCCAACGTAAGCGGCAACTACTGAACCAGGAGGAAGCCAGGTTCCGTGTAGCGTTCGTTGCCCTACAGAATCGTTTCCAACTAGAGGAAGAAATTGTTGAACAGGCATGATTATTTACCCTTAGATTTCTTAGACTTGCCAGCCTTAGAATAGGCAATGGCTACTGCTTGATTTTGTGGTTTACCAGCCTTAACTTCAGTACGAATATTGGCTGAGATTGTTTTCTTTGAAGAACCAGATTTAAGCGGCATTAGTATCCCTTGACTTTCTTCGTCTTCTTTTTCTTTTTAGATGCCAAGTTAGTTACTCCCTGCATCTAGCTGTTGGAGGTTAACCGAACCGCCCCCTGAGGAACTACCAGCCATTGGCTGGAGAACGGGTGCCGGAAGTGTTACACCCGGCTTACAGAGAGAAAGTGGGTCGACTTGGAAAAGATAGGCGACAATAGGTGCTAGGACGGCAAATACGCCTAGAACGAGATTCTTATACTTCTGCATCGAATTCCTTAGCTATTGCTAAAGAGCACGCAACGTGGGTCAGAGAAACCTGTGTCCCAACGTGCAGAAAGTGAGTAGTTCATTAGTTCCTGGTTGTACTCAATCCAGGTCTTTGAAGTGAACTTCTTACGGTCACGCATCTGGAAACCGTTGTCAGCGTCGGTCTGAATGGCCCAGTTAGTCGTGGTATTCGTCCAATACTTCAACTGAACTCGTTTGACATCGTTGTCGTACTTCTTAATGACGTTAACAGCTGAGAAGTTACCCATCTCTGGGTCCATCGTAGAATTCAGAAGAACTGTCCAGATACCACGCTGTTGGACTGGATGAAGAACCGCAACAGCCTTGTAACCTTCGATAATTCCATCATGGTCAACCATCTGGTCTAGCTGGGCAATCGCGTTATTCCAACTGGTAGTTGACGGAGCCATTGGAGTGGCTAGGGTATTGCTGAAAGAGCCACCAGCCGCTAGCGGGTGCGAACTGGAAGCAAGAGCAACACCATCAGGACCAGGAAAGCTAGAATTCGTAGCACGAACAAGAATGTTTGTAGCATCGATATCCTTGGTCTTAAAGCCAGCGCGCTTGAGGCGCTTTACAGCCTGAATGACCTTTGGATACTTGCTGTCATCCATTGCTTCTTCGGTTACGATATAGCGTGCCGTAAACTTACGAGCCGTATACCGCTTGGTATAACCTTCGGTAAGGGCCAGGGCTGGAATCTCGGTGCCTTCCGGCGTTTCCGCCATCAAGCCACCACCAGCATATTCCTGGTCATCTTCGAAGTTGTCAGACATTGGACGACTCTTCATCCACTTTGGATAATCCAAGTCAGCTTCAATGCCGTCAAGATTATCAGTGATAATCTCCTCAAGGGTCTCCTTGAGGTTAAGGGCTACGGTAGAAGTAAAGATTGTAGACATGTTATATTCTCTTTAGTGACTTAGATTACACGCCAGCGGTTACGAAAGGAGCTTCGCCGGTTTCGTTCACACAAACAATCAACTTGACGTTGGTGCCTGAGAAATCCTGATTAAGAGCCGTCTGGCTGATATTGATGATTCGAAAATCCTTAGTCGTAGATGCGTGCGTACTGATATCCAAGTAAGGATTAGCCTTTGGCCGGTCAGCATCCGTGACATCCGTTGAATAACTCAAGTCACAGTTCTCACCAATCAGAAGGCGATAAGCTGCCAAGGTAGTTGCCGTAGTGTTGTCGTCTACGTCAATCTCCCAGAGATTGCGACCAAACGGAACCACTAGAACCTTGCTTCGGTTCTCTTCAGTAGTCCAAGTGGTGCCACCAGGAAGACGGTTGAACTTGCGACCCTTTAGAGGAAGACCAACCTTGACGTTAGAGAAGCCAACAATCACACCCCAAAGCGTCGACGGAGCGCCAGCGCCAGCGGCCAACTGGAAAGTACCAGTAGAAGCCAGTTCAACTGGGTCTCCAATATTTAAATCAACGTTTACAGCACTGATAGTCGCCTGATAAGCGGTAATAACAGTGCCTTCCTGAGGCTTGGGATAGCAAGAACCATCTAGGCTGCCTACCCAGCGAAAGCCATATCGGTGTGTATTGTTGGCCATAATTATACTCTATTTACCTAAATGTGTTGTCTTCTATATCCTCATTACTAGAGATATCGTATTGCTCTCTAAGTCCTGGGATAATTTCGTTTGATTTCTTGTTAGTCGGGTCTCTCTTGATTCGACTCATCAGATTATCGTAATACTTCTGACCAGTCATTCCGTTGGGACCAACCTCGAAAAGTCGTTGAGCATTTTCAAGAGAAGTGCTCATCAGCACTAGTTCACGCATACAAAGAGGCTCGCCAACTTTGGCCGGAGCACCCATATGAATACGCACTCCGTCTTTTTCTGCTCTCTCGATTTTGTAACCAATGCTTTCGTAATACTGATAATTCAAAGGATGTTCGTCATTCTTAGGAACTAGACAGTATTTCTTTTGCGGGTCTGCATTGATTAGTTTGCCGTCGTGCATTGCTTCGTGAACTGGACGGCTACGGGGCGTGACCTTGGTCTGATGTAGGTCAGGTGCCTGAATATTCTTAGCGTTTTTGCGCTGCATTTAAGTATGCTCCTTAATTATACGGAAAATTTATTAGCGGTCTAGCACGAAACTAAACGTTTCGATTCTTTGAGGCCGCTTTCTTAGCTCGCAAACCAGGACCCTTTGCCCAAGCCTGATAAGCCTTCTGTTCATTACCGTTGAAAGCATCGCCATACATCGCGATAGCCATTTGCTTTTCGGCTTTGCCCATACGAACCTTATTGTCTACGACATTTCGTCCGCCACCACCAGCTACGCCAGTAAGACGGTCTTTATCTGATTGAGTTGGTTTCATATAATTTGCACCTGGCATGCGAAATTGAACACGAGCCTGATTCATTGCTTTATCTAGCAATTGAGGACCGTCTTGCTCACCAGAAGCTAAAAGCATCTTGTAAGCACCTTCTGCATAAGTTACTGCTGATGGGTTACTGTAAACGTCCGAGTATTGACTACG